ATTGGCAGCAAGATCCAGAATTTACAGTTGTTTAGAAACCGCTTAGCATTCCTAGCTGATGAAAATGTAATCCTATCGGCTGCTGATTCTTACGACCGCTTCTTTCCTGAGACCGTACAGACTATTGTCGATAGTGACCCTATTGATATTGCGACTGGTGGCCAAGAGATTAATTTCCTGGTTAGCAGCTTAGCTTTTGCTAACTCCTTGCTGCTATTTAGTAGGCACAGCCAATTTCGTCTAGATACAGGGAACGTAGCTGCAGCTTTGTCGCCAAAGACAGCCAGCATCGCTGCCCTTACTACCTTTGAGATGGTGGATACGGTAGACCCTGTTGCTGTAGGTCGTACTATTTTCTTTGCTGTACCCAAGGGTGACTTCAGTGGGGTAAGAGAGTTCTTCCTGCCTGATAGCAGTGGCCCTGTTCCAATATCAGAGGAGATAACATCGTCTGTGCCTCGGTTTGTACCGGGCTCTTTGACATCAATGACGGCAACAGTGTCAGAAGAAGGGTTGGTGTTACTTAGTAAAAGCGAACCAAAGCGCATTTATTTATATAAATTCTTTTTTCAAGACGACACTAAGCTGCAATCGGCTTGGTCGTATTGGGAAGTTGAAGGGGCTAAAAGCATTATTGGTGTTGATATTCTTGATAGTGACCTATACCTAACTATTGAATACGCTGATGGTGTTTACTTAGAGCGCGTTGCTTTGCGACCAGAGACGGTAGATCCCGGCACAGCTATTGAAATCTTGGTAGACCGCAAAATAAATGAAGCTGTTTGCAGTGTAGTTGTAAGTGATGCCTCTGGTATTGGCGTTCAATCTACAGTTACTTTGCCCTACCCAATAGCTAGTGGCAGTCAAATGGCATTAGTTGGGCGTTCAGATTCATCTTCTTTCATTCTTGAAAATGGTGACTTTCTAATACTGGAAGACGGCGGAAACTTATTGTTTGCCACAGGTGCAGCACTTGGTTCTGTGCGATACCCAGTAAGCCAAACCAGTAATACTATTACTATTCGTGGTGATGTAAGTGCCGCTTTGTTTTATGTAGGCGAAACGTACAATATGTTGTACGAGTTCAGCACTCAATATATTAAGGAGCAACCACCCGGCGGCGGCATGGCTATAGCTGCTGGCCCCAAGCTGCAGCTACGCACATGGACCATGATCTTTGATGAGACTTCAGCTTTTGAAATTAAGATCACGCCACGGGGCAGAGACACTAATACCTACCCCTATAACGCCATTACCCCTGGTGATGCTTCCTTGTTAGATACCCTTGGTGTTAAGACCAACCGGTTTCGAGTGCCAGTAATGACTGAGAATCTAAATGCTGTTATTCAATTAGCAAGTAGCAGCCCACTACCGTGTCGTTTCCAATCAGCTGAATGGGAGGGCTGGTATCACACCAGAGCAACACGACTATGATCAGACCTACAAAACCCAGCGATATACCTTGGGTGGCAGAACGGATGCGATCAGCCGACGTCGCTGAATTACAAGCTAGTTGTGGGCTTGATCCTAAAATTGCGCTGCTGCATAGTTTCCTAATTAGCAAACCATGTATGACAATGGTGTCACGTACAGGGGAGCCGTTAGCGATGGGGGGTGTAGCACCCGATGAATTGAACAACAGGGTGGGTCGTATATGGCTATTGGGTACTGATGCCATGGTGAAAGATCCAACCAATAAGACCGGGTTCTTGCGTAACTGCAGGGCCTGGGTAAATGCTATGCACCGTGAATACGACGTGCTGTGGAACTATATGGATGCCCGTAACGTTGTGCACCGCCGTTGGGTTGAATGGGTGGGGTTTACCTTTATCGCAAAACGGCCAAACTGGGGAGCAGAGGGTCGATTATTCCTGGAGTTCTGCAAGGTGAACCATGTGTGAACCAATTTCATTGTCCGTTGCCCAAGCCGGGCTTGGCGTAGCTCAATCCATAGGTGGCTACCAGCAAGCGCAGCAAGCAACGTCTTACAACAATGCTGTTGCTGAACAGCAATACCAATACCAACAACAGCAAGCCAGTGCTGGTCGTAATTATGAGCAGTTAAAATACAACCAGCAACAAGCATTGATGCGCCAGACACGGTTACTGGCCGACAGTGCTTATGCCGATGAGATATCACAAATCAATTTACGGTTAATGCAGGAGCAAGAAGCATCTGCTCAGCAAAAACAAAAGGCAGCTAGGGAAGGGTTGCAAGCTAGAGGTGCAGTTGTAGCTGGTGGTCGTGTTGGCAATAGCATTGATGCTTTGGTTGCTGATTACCAAAGGCAACAAGCTCAGTTTGATTATGCTACAGAAAGAAACCTAGCGTTTACGACAATGCAAATGCAGGAAACTAAGCGTGGCTCTGCTGCTACTAGGGGTTCACGGATTGCTAGCCAGCAAGAATACATCAAGCAGGAAATACTTGATCCACTTAGGCCAATGAAGCAAGCAGCCCCAAGTGCTATGCCGTTTATTTTGCAAGGAGCTGGGGCGGTATTGCAGGGAGCTGGCGGTGTCGAGTCTGCTATCTACAGAAAAAACAACCCCCGCGCATAAATGGCAAAACTCAGCACTGGCCAAACTTACGGCACTACTAGCCGTGTTACTTCCCAAAGGTTGCTAGGTGGTGAGGCGCAAATAGCAACTGGTGCACCCCTAGCACAAGCAGAACTTGGTCAACCTGCACTGCAACCACAAGCATCACCAGTTAATACCTTCCAGCAAGTAGGTGCCCCTACCCTTGGCGGCCCCTTGCGGATGTTTGAACCGCCAGCATTACCAAGACCTAGCCAAGACTTAGCTAACCTGGCTGATGCGTTGTCTGGGTTTAACAAGAACTTGCAGCAATACTCCACTTCAATGGAAGAAGTGAAAATGTATAAAGAAGCGGCGGCTAAAGAGCGTGGCACTGCACTTGGGGCTGAGCTTTCGGTATTTGGCTATAAGGATTACGCAGAAGCCTTGAGAGAGACCGAAAAGAAAGCACAAATCGATCCATCACTTGGGCCATTATTGCAACGGCTAAAAGCAAACGACCCCAGAGCTTTGCCGTATGCTAATAATATATTAAATGATTCATTTATTAAATTGCGTGTAAGCGGCTTAAGAGATGAAATAAACAATATGCCGAAATTGCCAGACGGTCGCTCTTTAGACGCAGTTAATCCAGACGACGCAGCTTTCACCGACTACTACGTGTCAAGTGCATTGCCCCCAGGGATGTCGCCTAAGGCTATTCTTGATAACCAAGCGGCTTTGTATGACACGTTTGGGGCAATTAGGAAGGACCAAACCAAAAGATACATTGCATACAAAGATGGGCGAATACGGGCAGGTTATCAAGCAGGGCTAGGTGGTGACGCGGCTTTACTCGCTGCTGGCCAATTAAACCCCAACCAACTCGCTGCTAGCGTAACTCAACGATTAACTGATTTGCAAAATAGCAGTAGCCCTGCTCTTTATCAAGAACAAAAAAAAGCAACAATTAAACATATTCTTGATTCAGTAATTGTGGCTGCCGGGGGGAATCCTAGTAAAATAAATCAACTAGCGCTTCCGGCGGCTAAAGCGTTAGAGCTAATTCAAGCTGGCCCTAACGGAGAATTATTGATTGATCAATTAGATCAACCGCGAGACGTTGTAATACTTGATTTTTATCGCGGCTTATCAAAAGGAACAATGCAAGATCGAGAGCTGCAAGATAAGCAATCAAACTATCGCGGCCAAGATGCAGCTGATGCAGACGCAAAAGCATATTTGACTCCTGAGGTTCTAAACAACCCAGCGCAATTGCAAGCGCGGCTAGATGCTTTACCGCAAGAAGCAGTAAAAAAATTCCCTAACGATCCACAAGCCCAACAATCATATTCAGAAAGAGTGCAATCTTATGCTAAAAACTATACTCGCACCTACATAGCCCCTATTCAGCGTGATAACGCTGCCAGCGAATATGCCAACCAAGCTTTAACTCCATCAACAAATCCTGTTGCTGATATACAACGGTATGAAAGGATGTTTCGGAACAGAGATATTGATGAATCTGACTTTAAATCTCTTGTAGCTAGCGCTAAGGCGCGCAACGAAAAACGCAACGACAATAACTATAATACTTTGCGTGGCTTAGCACGAGATTTAGAAACACGATTAAAGGAACAATACAGGTTGCCTGGCACTGACGGCGATGTTGTTTATACAACAAAAGAGGTGATAGA